CTTGCCGACGTAGGTGGTGCCCTTCTGGCGTAGACGCTGACTCATCGCGTGACCTTTCAGTAGTCGTCGTTGGGGTCGGGCTGCTCGACGGGCGGCAGCAGCGACGGCGAGCTCGGGTCGCCCACGCCGGACGCAGCGACCGATGTGAGCAGCGAGATGAGCGCGGCCACCGCAGAGGCCACCAGGGCCTCGCCCCAGGCGGCGGCGTCGGTGAACACGAACCCGACCACCAGCATGGCGACGAGTGCCTGCGCGAAGGTGCGGACGGCGCGCTCGGCGGCGTCGACCCAGAATGCGGTGGTTCTCATGCTTCCTCCTAATGTGTGAACAGTCGCTCGGCTATGAAGAAGCCGAGGGTGATGGCGGCGACGACGGCGGACATGACGCCGACCCAGTTGGCGCGGGGCGCCTCGTGCCGTTCGATCTCGGACAGTTGCTGCTTGACGCGAGCCATCGACGTCTCCACGTCGCGGACACGGCGGTCGAGGTCGGTGACGGCGACCTGCATGCGGGTCGCCAACTCGACCATCGTGTCGATCTTGCCTTCGACGCGGGCCAGGGCGACGCGCCAGGACTCGTAGTCGTCGGTGGTCATTGTCTACCCTGCCTCCGGTGTCGGTGATGCCAGCAACGCCTGCACTGCGGACAGAATCATCAGGTCGGTGACGACGGCCTCGTCGTGGCCGGGGCGGTCGATCTCACCGAGCGCGACGGCGTACGAGTAGGCGTCTGAGATGTCGGAGCGGGCGGCGATGTCCCACATGTGCATCTCGGCCAGGGTCGTCGGGTGGTGCGGGGAGTCGGCGGCTTCCTGCGCGAAGCAGGCGGCGACCCGCAGCCGTAGGTCGGCGTCTTGGGCGGCGGCGGCGATGGCGTTGTAGGTCATGTCGTCGAGTCCGTGATGATGCCGAGCGCGGCCAACTGTGTGAGCAGCGACGTCAGCGCGGCGTTGCCGCCTTTGCTGCCGGTGACGGTCGGCTTCGTCGCGCCGTACGGGTACGCCGGCCGGATGGCGATGCGCGAGCCGACACCGGAGTCCGCCCAGTGCACCGAAAGGTCGTTGTTCGGCCCGTAGTAGACGATGCTGCCGTCGGCGTCGCTGGTGACCGTGGTCGTGGCGACGGAGTCGCGGTCGAGCAGGTCGGTGATCTGGGTGCCGCCGGTACGCGCCGACCAGATCGTCAACGTCGCGCCGGGGACGACCCGGCCGCCACTGGTGAGGGTGAAGTCGGCCGACGTTGCGCCGTACATGTTGCGGGCCACAGGTGCTCCTCAGATGGTGGTGGGTGGGTGGTTTAGGCGCCGATGCGGAAGACGCCGAGACGGCCGTAGATGCCGACCGTCGTGTCGTCCGAGCCGATGTCCCAGACGGTCAGTTTCATCGTGTCCGACGCAGCCATATAGACCAGCGCGGCGAGGCTTGCCACCGTCGTGCCGCCGTACTTGCTGACATCGGCCTGCGCAACGTCGGTCGAGTTGTGAACCAGCGAGCCGCGACCTGCGACATTGTTAGCAGTGACGAACCCGTACCAGGCGGACACCTGATACAGACCGGCGGCAGGCGCAGTGAACACACCGGAGGACAGCAGCGACGACGGGTCGTCCTCCGACGAGTAGGTCAGAGTGTCGGTGGCGTACCGCGCCAGCGACTGCGTGGTGCCGACCGGGCGGTTGCCGATGGCGTAGGCGGGGGTGCCTGCGGGAATGCTCTTGAAGTTGGTGCCGTCGCTGATCTGCGCCGCACCGACTGTCGTGTTGTAGACGACCAGGCCGGCGGGCTTCTGCGGCGACGTGAGCGCGCTGATCTGCGCCCCGGTCAGCCGCTTGACGATCGACCCGCCCTCCAGCGCGGTCACCACCTTGCCGATGTCCTCTGGCACGTTGTTGGCCTCGGCCGAATCCGGCACCTCGATGCCGTGGACGGTGGACGTGGTGTAACCCATCAGACCTCCTGCGAGAGTGTGCCGTACGACTTCGACGTCGCGGTCATCGTTGAATAGGTGGCGTAGTCGGCGGCCATGTTCGCGTAGGACTGGCCTGCGGCGTTGGTGACGATCGTGGCCCGCATCCACGCCGGGATCTCCGCGACGATCGCCGCGGTGGTCGCCGTCGGGTCGGGGGTCTGCGACGCGAACGTGGTCACCGAGATGCGGTTCTCGTCGCCGAGGTACGGGCAGACGACCTCGACATCCTTCGCGCCGGTCAGGGTCTCCCCCACCCGCTTCTTCAGCGCATCCAGGGAACCGCGGAACCGCCACGACGCGTCGCCGACGATGGCGCGCTTGCGGGAGTCCGGCACCGTCGACAGGTCGATGCCTGCCATCGCCGCCAGCCACCCGACACGGGTGAACGGGGTGACGTACTCGTCGGCGGTTTGCGACGCGTCCTGCACCACCGCCGTCGCCTGCGCCACCGGGGCGCCCAGTGCGTCCACCAGCGCCCGCAGCGTGCCGTCGTCGGCCTCTTTGACGTACTCGGGCAGGTAACCCCAGATGACGTCGCCGAGCGGCGAGACGACCGTTGTCGGCGTCGCTGTCGGCTCGGGAACGATGACCGGCATCAGACGCTCACCGCCAGCGTGCCGTACTTGGCGACGGCGTTCGCGGCGATCGTGGTGGTGCCTGACGGCGCCGACATGGACACGATGTAGTCGACCGCCGGGGTGTCGGTGATCGCGGCCTGCAACGCGCCGACCAGGACGTCGTCGCCGACCGTCCACGTCTCGGGGTTGAGGAACCCGCGAATCGCGTCTTCGGCTGCCGCCTGCGCCTCCGCGTTGCTGTAACCCGGCGCCGGGGCGATCGTCGTGGTGACGTTGACCGTGGTGACGGCGGCGTCGACCACATGCACGGTGGCGCCGACGTAGGTGATCGCCTGCATCGCCGCAGCGAGGTCGGTCTTGTCACCTGCCGACAGGGTGCCGCCGCGGCCGTAGGTGACGACGGTGACGTCGCCGGCGTCGGTGCCGATGGTGCCGGTCGATACGCCGTCCCACGCGGAGATCGTCAGCGCGTTGACGGCGCGGCCGTCCTCTAGGACGTAGGCGGTGAAGTGGTCGGGGACGACGAGCGAGTTCGTGACCCGTGCCAGCCGGTTGCGCGCCCTAGCGGTATAGGCGACGTCGTCCTCGGGGTCGGCACCGCCGGAGAACGCCCCCGTGATCGCCACGGACAGGATGTTCGGGATGACGTCGAGGACGTCGACACCGGCACCGGCGCCGACGCCGTTGACCAGAGTCGTAGCCTCGGTGGTCGACACCGCCAGCACCGCCGTGGTCGACGCGGTGACGTTCACGTCGGCAGTGGTGGCGACCTCCACGCCGTAGTCACTGAGCAGGAAGCCGGTGCCGGCGGGGATCGTGGTCGTCACGGATGAGTCGAACGTGACCGTGATCTGGCCCGTCGCGGCGCTGCCGGGTCGGCGCGGCACCTGGTAGAAGTTGGCGAGGATGTCTTCTTCGACGGCGGCGATCGTGGCGTTCGCGGCGTTGGTGACCTCGGCGACGGCCAGCGCCACCGCTTCGAGATAGACGAGCTCGGGTGAGGCGTTGCGCGGAATCCAGTTCGGCAGCAGCGCCTGCAACGCCTCCACCGACGCCGTAGCGATCTCCGACGGGTAACGCTCGTCGAGCGGTGCGCCGACCGCGCTCACATCGAAAGCCATCAGGCGTCCTCTCCGTCGTCGTCCCACGCCACCGTCACCGTGACGGCCTGCCGCAGATCCTTCGTGTCGGCGATCTCCACACCCGTCACCGTCAGATCCGGTTCACACAAGTCGATCGCCGCGACCACCTCCGCCGACGACAACCCCACCGCCACCGGGTCGAAGATCCCGAAGTCCGGCGCCAGTTCACGCTCGCCGAGGAACGTCGACACGATGCCGATAGCCAACTGCTGCGCCTGCACGACGCTGCCCTGCTCGACCGTGGCGACCGCGCCGTCGTTGTCGATCCGCAGCGGGTGACTGAACACGCGCATCAGTGACCTCCGAGAGTCAGCGGCAACGGCCGCGCCAGGTCGGCGAGCCAGTAGAACGCAGGAGTGAACAGGATCGAGAACACGTAGGCGAGGACACCGTAGGCGACCGCGCGGATCACGACAGCGCAGTCCAGGCGCCAGCGGCGCGGACATACAGAGTCGTCGTCGCGGTGCCGTCGGTGCGTAGGTAGACGCTGCCGTTCGGTGCGCTGTGGCTCGGGGCGCCCGTGCCCGTTGTGATCGTCGGGCCGCTGGAGCCAAGTTCGATACCGGCGGTGGTGCCGGCCGCGCCGATGGTGACGCGTCCCGTGGTCCGCTCTGCCGTCAGCACGTCGAAGGCGCCCGACTCGCTGCGCTGCAACCGCCACTGTGTCTGCGTTACCCGCAACTGGAAGCGTGTCGTTGTCGTCGGCGACTGCCAGGAGTCGTAAAGGTCGGAGCCGTCCTCGGCGCGGCGCACCAGATACGGGTTACCCGTCGATGCGATCACCCGCAGCGCCACATCGGACGAGTCGGTGATGTTGACGTTGTTGCTGTCGTCGATCGTCACGCCGCTGTTCTGTAGCGCCCCGCCTGTGCCGTCGAAACGTGCCACAGCGTTATCTGTGGTGGCGCTCGGCGTTACGCCGCCCTTCGCCGTCAACTTGCCGACCACGACCAGATCCGGCGCGATGTCGGTGCCGACGTTCGACAGCAGCACCATGCCGCCGACCGCATAGTTGGCGACGACCGCCTGACACGGGCCGACCGTACCGAAGTCGGCGGTCTGCACGAACACGCCGGCGCTGGTGACGTTGGTGACCTTGCCTCGCAGCATCAGGCGATCTCCGATCAGGGTGAGTACCAGCCGAGCAGCGTGCCGAACGACCGCTCGCACGCATCGGCCGGGGCGATCGACCAGTTGCCGGGGGCGTAGTTGCCGTTGGAGTCCATGTCGGTGCCGAGCACCTGACCACCGCCGAGGTAGACGGTGGCGTGACCGATGCGACTGGTGCGGTACAGCAGCACCGCGCCGGGGACGACCTTGCGGTTCGTGTGCCGCTTCGACGTCGCCAGCATCGTCCACAGGACGTGAGGGTTGTCGCCGATGTGCGGGTAGCCTGCCGCCTCCTGCGCGTACCACAGACAGCCGTTGTAGATCGGGTGCCCGCCGAGACCACCGGGGTTGTTCTTGAACAGCGCCACGATCCCCGCGACGCTGCGACCCGACCACGACGACGGCCGCGGCGCGTCGCTGTAGGACGAGTCCTTCAACGGCTCCAGGCCGCCGGTGTCGGTGCTGCTCGCAGTCGACGACGCCGTCGACCCCTTCTTCGGTGACGACTTCAACGGCCGCACCAGCGACAGGTCGGCGCTACCGGACACCTCGTCGAACGTCACGTCCGACACCAGCCACAACCCCTGGTCGGCGTCGTCGGCGCGGGTCAGGTTGACCTTGTGCCACGGCCGCACCTTCGCGCCGGTGGCGATCTCCACCGTCATCTGCGCCTCGGCGGCGTTCTTGCGGTCGTCCAGGCTGGAACGGGTCGACAGCGTCAACGCCGACAGCACCCGGTCGCCGATGTCCGGCAGCGTCCCGTCGGCGCGGGCCGTCCACGTCGGCAGCCCCAGATCCTCCTTGAACGCCCACCACGGCGTCCCGACGTAGAACGTGTTGCCGTGCTCGACCCACTCGACGCCGGTGTCGCTGGCGATGTTGCCGATCACGTCGAGGACGGACTCGCCGCGCTTCTGCACGATCCGCATCCGGCCCGCACCAGGCTCCACCAGCGCGGCGCCGCCGGCCTTCTTGACGGCGCGGGTGATGAACGACTGCGGGGTGTCCTTCTCTGTCGACTTGCCGCTGCCGGTCATGTTGCGTAGGCGGCGCGCCAACCGTGACCGGGCGGTGAAGTTCAGCCAGATGTCATCGCCCTTGTAGTCGCGCTCGACCACGGCGATCTGCCAGTTCTCGCCGTCCCACTTCAATGTCACGCCCTCGCGCAGCAGGCCACGCTTGGACAGCTCGCGATTGCGGTCAACGGCGGGGAACGTGAACTCCGACACCGCGCCGACGCGGAAGTCCCACGACGTCACACCGACAGCGTCGGTGATGTCGGCCAGGTACAACCCCGAC